GTGACATTAGTGCTCGACTGGAACGGGATTCGCCCGCTTAACGGATCAAGGGCAGGCGGTTTTGAAGAGCTTTGCACCCAGCTTGCCCGCGCCGAAAGCCCCAGGAACTCATGCTTCGAGCGCAAAGGCACCCCGGATGCTGGAGTAGAATGCTACGCTGTGCTAATCGATGGTTCGGAATGGGGATGGCAAGCGAAGTATATTGATAGCCTTGGCCAGCAGCAATGGTCTCAGATCGATGATTCCGTCAGAACCGCATTAGATAAGCACCCACGGCTAGTACGCTACTATGTGTGTGCACCAATCGATCGTCCCGATGCTCGGTTGCCACGACAGCAGTCGGCAATGCAACGATGGGTTGGCCATGTTGAAAAATGGACTCGTTGGGCGACAGATCGAGGTATGACTGTACAATTTATCTGGTGGGGTAGCAATGAGCTTCTTGAACGGCTATCACAACCCCATCACATTGGGCGCCTTCGCTTCTGGTTTGATGTTAGGGGATTCGATGATGCCTGGTTCAGTGCACGCCTAGACGAAGCATTGAAAGCAGCAGGACCCAGATATACACCCGAGATCCATATTGATTTGCCCATTGCCGCCGAACTTGATGCGTTTGGACGCACAGAACGTTTTTCCGACCGTGTAAAGGCGCACGCACGAGATATCCGCAATAAACTAAGAGAGGTTGGGTATTCTGTACCGAAATCGCCCCCCTCATCACTGGAAGCTGCAATATCTACGATTTCGGAAAAGGTGAATGCGGTTATAGTCGCCCTCTGTGCTGTGGTTGTACAGGCAACAGGAGAACTACCCTTTAAAGGCATTGCTTCGCTTGTGGCTGAAGCGGAGGGTTGTATCAGTGGGGTAAATGATTCGCTCTCAGAACTTCAACTTGAACTGGAGGAAGGATATTCCAAGGCCGGGGACACGAGGGCCCCAACCCCCTTTGACGCCCTTAACTACCAGTTGCACAGTCTCATATGGCAGTTGCAAAGCACCCGTAAGGCATTGCAGCACGCGGATCATGTAGCAGGTAGCACTTTAATGCTACTCAATGGGCCGGCAGGCACCGGGAAGACACACCTTCTTTGTGACGCTGCCAAGGAACGTGTTGTCGCCGGTCGACCTACGGTTCTACTAATGGGACAGCGGTTCATTAGTTTAGAGCCACCCTGGATCCAGGTCGTCCAGCAACTGGACCTGCCTGGATTGTCAGCCGAGGAGTTTGTTGGAGCTTTGGAATCTGCTGCACAAGCAGCCGGCTATCGTGCCCTCATCCTCATAGAAGCGATCAACGAAGGCTCGGGAAGATCATCTGGCCGAGTCATTTGGCATCTTTTCTTGCATATATTGAGAGGTCTTCTTGGATAAGTGTGTTGTTATCTGTGCGATCCTCATATGAAGAAACAGTAGTAACGGAAGAAATCCGTGCTCGGGCAGTGACGATTACCCATCAAGGTTTTGCTGATCATGAATATAATGCCACACGATCATTTTTCTTATACTACGGACTTGAATTGCCGACAACGCCCCTTCTGACACCTGAATTTAGTAATCCATTGTTCCTAAAGACTTTATGCCGTGGCCTCATGGGGACAGGCGAGAAGAGACTTCCTCGCGGCTATCATGGTATCACGGCAACGTTCAACCTATATCTCCATGCAATAAACCAACGTCTAGCGTGTCTGCTGGATTACAACCCTAGAGATTTCCTTGTGTCTCAATCGCTGGAGGCATTCGCTACGGCGCTGGTTGACTCTGGCAAACGCTGGATACCAATAAAGAAAGCCGAACAGGTCGTTAATGGATTGTTGCCTGGGAGGGAATACGAAAGATCTCTTTATAGAGGCTTGGTTTCGGAAGGGGTATTCATTGAAGAGATAGTATTGGAAACAGCCTCTATGCGCGAGGAAGTAGTAATGATCGCGTACGAGAGATTTGCGGATCATCTAGTCACCAGAATTATGCTTGACTCTCATCTTGATGTAGAGAGAGCAGAAGTCGCATTTGCCGCGAAAGGCCCACTCGCATTTGTGTGTAATAGAAAGAAATTTGTACCTGCAGGCATTATCGAGGCCATGTCTATTCAGATTCCAGAAAGGACTGGCAGGGAGTTGGTGGAGCTTGCACCGGAAATTAAAAACCGTAGGGGAGTCTGGGATGCTTTCCGACAAAGTCTACTATGGCGAGACACTGGAGCTTTCTCAGAGAGAACGCGATTGATATTCGATGAATTTATTTTTGCCAAACATGATAGGGAAACTTTTGAATTACTTTTGACTGTTGCGATGTTACCAGAGCATCCGCTCAATGCCAAATTTCTTCACGAGAGACTCCACATTGAGAAAATGTCTGATCGTGATGCTTACTGGAGCACTTACCTACATCGAGTATATGGGGACAATGGTGCAGTTGAACGGCTTCTAGACTGGGCTTCCTCGATGACACCAGATATTTATCTCGATGATGTAACAGTTGACCTTTGCGCCACAACTCTGTCATGGATACTTTCAACTTCCAACCGCTTTCTCCGTGATAGGGTAACGAAAGCGGTCGTTGGGCTGCTTACCCATAGACTGGGTGCAGTTCTTCGTTTAGTAAAGCAGTTTGCGGATGTGGATGACCCATATGTTTCCGAGCGTATTTATGCAATTGCCTACGGTGTAGCGACACGCAGTCATGACCCGAAAGCGGTCGGCACGTTGGCAGAGTATGTTTACTGCCTCGTATTCAAAGCAGGTTCCCCTCCAGCACATATCTTGCTACGTGATTATGCCAGAGGTGTGGTAGAACGTGCACTTTACTTAGGCGCCGAAATGGATGTAGACCCAATTAAGATTCGCCCGCCTTATAAGAGCAACTGGCCTCACATTCCCACAGAGGACGAAATCAAGCCTTATTTGTCCGATTGGTCTCGTGGGTCTTATGATAGTGGCGAACCTGAGTGGGCTCGTAATCGAATTGCCACATCTGTGATGAGTGATGATTTTGCTCGCTATGTTATTGGGACGAATTCGTCGTCTACTCTTGATAAATGGCTATCCGTATCCCTCGAAGAACCAGTATGGCAATCCACGAAGGAGAAGTTGCAGGAATTGGTCGCAGGCTTCTCAGGTACAGCGGTTGCGGCTTGGGATAAATTTGAAGATGCGGACAAAGAGCTTCAAAGGGCCTCATTACCATCTTTTCTAAGGAAAATGTTTGCAGCAATTCCGGAAACCGACGTCAAGGCCACGGACTCTTTGCTGGCTGAAACCGGGGACCCTTCGGATCCAATTGCTCAATTTGAGGAGTGTCGTGAAAAAGCACTTGCGGCCTTGAAATCTCTTCTACCTTCAGAAGAAATTAATCATCTGGACGAATTGCTTTTGGCAAAAGAGAATGAGCCACGGCGGCCGCCTGGTTTTGAACTGAGTCAGATTCAGAGGTATATCCTATGGCGTGTATTTGATCTCGGCTGGAACACGAAGCGGTTCGGAGAATTCGATCGTTTTTATGTTGAGGGCTCAGGTCGCGAAGCTTACAAGGCCGAGAGGATTGGCAAGAAGTATCAATGGATTGCTTACTTTGAGATTCTTGCATTTATTACAGACAACTATCAGTACCACGAGTCCTTTCAATCACTGGGAAACAGAGGTTATGAGGGTCCGTGGCAGGATAAATTTCGCGATATTGATCCTACCTGCACACTCAGAGCTGCACGGGGCGGCACCTCATTGCACGGTCACACGACATCTTGGTGGGGTGCTGCTGCGTACAACACCTGGGGGGATGCAGTTGACCCTCATGAGTGGTTAATGCGTCGGGACGATCTTCCACGAGTGGAGGAACTGCTTGTTTGCAGAAATCAAGCTGATGATTCTCGGTGGCTAAATCTTGACGGCTACTTTCTATGGGAGAAGAACATCTCCGCAGAAAGGGAAGCCTCTGATGTTGCGAGGCAATCGGTATATTACCGCTTCATTGCTTACTTGATTCCAGGGGAAAATGTAGGTTCTTTTATGGATTGGGCTAAATCTCTTGATTCCTGGGGGAGAGAAATGCCAGAACCACCTTCCTTTAGCCAGATGTTTTTGGGAGAACATTGTTGGTCACCTGCATGGCAACATTTTCAGCACCCTTATTTTGGAGAGGATGGTTGGGCAGAGCCCGAAGGCTTCCCGGTGAAAGTACGCGCAATGTCAGTAGGCTACAAGTGTTCACCCAGCGGGTTCGATTGCTCAGTGCAGGACCATTTTGAACTCCGGCTTCCAGTATGTGAGCTTCTAACTGGCCTCAAGCTACGTTGGACTGGAAAAGATGCAGAATATTCAGACGAGTCAGGCAAAGTCGCTATCCTAGACCCTACTGCAAGCAGCGAAGGACCAAGTGCTCTATTAATCCGGGAGGAACAGCTTGTCAATTTTTTAGCACAACAAGGCTTGTCTGTTGTATGGAAGTTTGAAGGCGAGAAGAGAATCAACGGGCCAGGGTTAATTCCAGCACATTGCTCATATGTGGGACTTTCTGGTGCCTTCATGTTGCAGGATGGTGAGGCAATAGGATTTTTCGAACTTAAAGGTGAACTTGGCTGATAAAAATTACGCCCTTGACCCTGTTTTAAAGAAATTTTTACAGGGGGGGCTACAGGGCAGGGGGGGCTCCATACCTCTGGGTGTCCGGATAGAGACCCCACGTTTTGTTTGAAGGGTATTCCTACAACGCACTCAGGCTGGCGGGGTCCGACTAGGGGCTGACTCCGCGGGCATTGCCCGCTCTGACTTTGGAGTACCATGCAGCAGCATCAAAGCCTAGAGTGCATGGTGAGGACAAAGTTGAACGTGGACTTTATCTTTACCGTCCGCCGGTTAGTCATCGGATTCAGTTACCGCTCGTTGTTGTTTGCAAGCAACCATTTGTTTCTTAGGCAAAAGGCGTTCGGACCCCAAAGAGATCTTAACATGCCGTATTCATAGGTACTCGGCGAATTTCGACCGTCATCTGCTAGTCATCAGATTTAGTTTGAATTAGTCATCCAATTTAGTTATCCCGAGGTCAATCAAGGAGAGCGGTGCCATGAGTCTGTTGATAACGTCCCATAAGATATGTTATGTCAAGTTCAAGCTCCTAATGTGCGCGCTCTTAACCGTTCTGTTTCCGGCGTGTTGCAAAGTCGCTTCACTTCCGTTTCTTCTCTGTTTGATCTCGCCGGTTTGTCTGATTCGCCGGTTGTCGATGATTCCGCTTTTTTTCCTTTCTGTCTTTCTGCCGGTCTTGTCGGGGGTGCTCTCTAATGGCTTCCGCTCTTGTCGAGGCAACTAAAGAAATTCATCGTGCGAGGTTGATGGATTCCGGTGCGGATTCTCCTGCTCTTGCTCCTGCCGCTTCGTGGTCTGAGGCTACCAAGGCGATTAAGTGTGACTGGTTTTCCTTCACTACTCGGCGCAAGTTGTCGCAGGTCCTTCCCCTGTTTGATTTCCTTCCGCTTCCTTTGGTGCCGAAACAGTCGGGCCTTTACGGTTACAAGCTCTCTTTTGTGAGTCCTTCGGGCGTGTCGGTGCTGTTCTCCCCTGACCGTGATGATGTTCATGTCCAGGTGAGCGGTACGGGCGTTGACTGCTGCTCTGATTTCTATCATCTGATTTCTTTGGTCGATGCTGACGGTGGTGACTCCATTTCTCGCGTCGATATTGCACTTGACTGCATGGGTTCCGGCGTTACCTGTTCTGACATTTGGGGGTTACTTCAACAGGGTTCATTTTCTGCGTGTTCAAGCCAAATTCGTCAATTTGAAGGGCTTGTGCGCGTCGATCAACGGGCAAAACGAGCTAACAAGCGAAACGACCATACGATATATATCGGTTCCGTTTCATCTGAAAGAATGGTCAGAATCTATGATAAGGGTGCAGAATCTAAAACGAACGTCGATTGGTTGCGGTTTGAGGTACAACTTCGCGGTGCCAGTGCAAAACGTTTTTTCGTTTTAGCCATGCGTGGCACCCTGGGCGAATTTGAGTCAAAGGGTGTTCAGCTTCTCAATAAGCAGATTCGGCTACTTGATAAAAAGGCTGTTAATGGTGAGCTTGCGCGTGAGGTCATGAATCCTTTTTGGGCGTGGCTCACTGATTCAGCCGTTCCCCTGACTTTGGTGATTCCCAAGTCGGCTAAAAAAATCTGCAATACCATGCGGTACATTAAAAATGCTTCGGCGGCGATAAAGGCTCTTTCTATTGGTTTGCCTGACTGCGCTGAGTGGTTGGCTAGTAATGTTGACACCGTGTCGCTCAAAACGTCCCATCGTCAGCTTATTAATGAAATGCTTGGCGCTGTTGTTGATTGGGAAGATTTCTGTGTTCTGATTGACGGCGAGGTGGTTAACCATGTTGCTACCGGTGAGATTGCGGAAGAGTTTTCAAAGCGCGATCTGGATTATATGGAAATTTTCCCTATTCTTAATGATTGTCGGCTTACTTACGCTCAGGCCTATGAGAGCTATCACGGCCACATTTCTCAAGCTGCTGCTTAGTTTTTTAAATTAACTGCGCGGTCTAAACGGGTCACATACTCTTTTATTTACCGGCAACTAGCCAACTCTCTTTCGTTCTCTGCGTCTCCGTTGGCCGCGCAATATCACATGATAAGGGGTTCAAAATGAAAGCATCTGTCAAGATTACCAAAGTTGAAAACAAGTCCGGTAACTCCAAGAAGACCGGAAACGATTACGATATGAATTTTCTCCATGTCCTCGATACCGACAATTACGACAAATTCAACGTGGTAATTCCGAAGGATGAGGTGTCGGCGCTGCGTAATGCCGTTGGAAAGTCCGGTATTCTTGAGCTTTGCGTCAATCCGAAGACTGACAAGCTCGAATACTCCGGCTTTAAGCTGACGGCGTAAGCCTGTGTTTCTGGTTCTCGGTGGCAGTTCAGCGGCTTTCACCATGCCTACACTGTATGTTTCCGGTGTCGGTGAGTTCGATTTTTTTTTCTCGCTTATCCTGTGGGTCGGTGTCGTGTCTTGGCTTATTTCTCAGGCTCTCGGCTTTGTTCGCCGTCGATGATTAATCGATTAATTGTTCTTTCTTTTTTGATTGTCTGCTGTTGTAGCTCTGTTTCCTTTGCTACTGATATCAAAATTGGTGACTTATCACGTTTTATTGGACCTTCTGGTAAGTTTCAGGTTGTTGTGAGCGGTGGTTCAGCATCACCCGTTAGTTATGTCGATTCCCTTACGACTGTTATTGGCTCGGGTGTTTATAAGCTGGGGTATTATCTTTACATTCCGGTCGCTTCTTCGCCTTTTGGTTTTAAGTTTAAGCTGCTTCCTGTGTCCGGTTATACTGTTCTTTATGTCGTCGATACTTGTGCTTCTTCTGGCATTGTTAAGAATGTCTATGCTGATGCATCCGGTTATTATTCTTTTTCAGTTAATTTCGCTGCTGATGGTCTTCATACTATCTGTCCTTATGCTGTAGTTGTTTCTAGTGCATATGTTTACGGAAGTGCACCGGTAAGTATGTATGGTTCGGTTCCTTTCGAGCCTTTGAAGGTCTCCAGTACTGCGCCGGATGAGATGAATTATTTTAACTCGTTGGTGTTCTATGTCGCATCGTTTTGCTTCGTTCCTGCTGTCTGTGCTCGGCTCTTTGCCAAAGGTTGAAATATGACTGTTAACATGACCGTTGACCAAATTTCTTTTGCTTTCGCTATCGCCGGTATCATGGCCGGTATGCTTAGTTCTTGGTTGCTTCTTCGCTAGGGGTCGCTTCCCCTCTCTTTCGTCTCCGTTCACAATGTGCGAATTGTGCCGGTCTACTTCTTGCCGTCCTCGCTGCCGGTAATGACCAAAAGGAAATAAAATGAAAAATCGTATTGCTGCTGCTGCTGGTGTCCTGACTGCTGTTTCCGTTGCTGCTGCTCCCGCCTTCGCTACTGGCACCCTGCCGGCGATCACCTTCGACCTTACCGACATGTACACCGTTGCCGGCGTGATTCTTACGGCAATGGCCGCCATCTTCGTGGTCAAGAAGGTTATCGGTCTGCTTGGCAAGTAGTCCAGGGCGATTTGGAGGGGGTGGCGGCTTGCTGCTCCCTCCATTTCTTGGGGTGCCTAATGTCTCGTATCCTTTTCCGTCTGCTCTGTTTCTCTCTTTTGCTTCCCTCCTTGTCTTCTGGTCAGGCTGTTTGGTCTGCTCCCCGTGTTCCTTACGGTTCCCCCGCTCAGTCTGTCAATTTCGGTGGTCGTGTTCCTGTTGTTGGTGATTCGGTGACTCTTGCCGGTGTCGTTTATACCTTGTCTGTTTTGTCTTTCAGTACCGCTCTTAATACTGACGGTGCGCCTCCTTATGCTGCGGCTTTTGATTATGCCATGGCCTACCCTACCTGTATTCAATTTCAGGTTTACACTGGTGGTTCTAATGTTCAAGTTTTGCGGTTTGTTTACGTCAAGGATTAAACGGGTCGGGTTCATTACTTTGCTATTTTTGGTTTTGTCTGTCGGTTCGGCATTTGCTATTCTCCCTGTTATCGCTTACGAGGGTACGCTTATGGTTGCACCTCTTGTTATGGCGGGGCTTACATGGCTTTATTATCAATCTACCGGTTCAGGTGCTGCGAACCCCTCAAATGGCGATATCGCTCTTGAAGCAAAAGCCTTATGGATTAATGGTGCTGACCTTCCTAATGCTTCGCCGCCGACTCAGAGCAAGCCAGTTGCTTTTGTTAAGACTTATAATCAGGTCTACGCGGAAGTAACTGCTAATCCTACTCAATATCCTGTACTCAAGGCTGCGCTTCCTGTCGCTTCTACTGGTGCGAACGTTTATACTTTTGCTTCCGGTATTCCTGCCGGTTCTCCTGCTGGTGCTGTCTTTAGTGGTCGTGTGCCTGTCGTTGGTGACAAGTTTATCGCCGGTTCGGGTCAATATGTTCTTACCTCGGTGGCGATTTCTCATACTTATGATACTGGCTCTCCGGGCAATGGCGCTTCTGATTGGGATAATATTCAGGTTGTTTCTACTTACGTTGATGCTTATGTTTATGTTGGTGGTACTGACTTGGAATATCGCCGTTACACTTATGCTTCGGCTACTGCTGCCGGTACTGCTTCTGATTTTGCCGCTAAAATCGGGGGGAGCTCCATTAATTCCGCTGCTCAAGCTGAGCTTGCCGCTCTTATCTCCAAAACGGGCCTTGATAGTGCCGTGGTTAAAGATGTTTCCGACCCATCAGGCGCTTTCTCTGCCCCCAATTTTACGCCTCCTGCTGCTCCTACTACGGTACAAGTTGCTGCTGCTGTTTCGCTTCCTGCTTCCGGTTCTTCCGGTGGTGGTATCAGCCAGGCCGATGTTAAGCAGGGCGTGAATGACGGTGTAATCATGAGTGGTTTGAAGGCCGCTGTCGATGCTGTCAAGGATGCCGCTACTGCCGGTTGGGGTGCGCTTGTCTCTGCTATTAATGCGGCTTCCTCTGCTATTTCTGCTGCTGTCAATGCTGTCACCTCTGCTGTTAATGATGTTAAGACTGCTCTTACTGGTGTGAAGTCTTCCACCGATGCCGTCAAGACTTCCGTTGATGCTGCGGCTACTGCTGCTGCTGTTTCTGCTACGTCCGTTAAGTCTTCTACCGATGCTGTCAAGTCCTCCACCGATTCCGTCAGGTCTTCCGTTGATTCTGCTAGTTCTGCCGCCAGTGCTGCCGCTACTGCCGCTGCTGCTGCCTCTGCCTCTTCCGCTCTTGATCGTAAGGCCGCTGCCGATGCTCTTAAGGCTTCCGTTGACGCTGCTGCTCTTGCCGCCGGTTCTGCCGCTTCTGCTGGTAAAGCGTCTACCGATGCTGTTAAGGCTTCCGTCGATGGTGTCACCGCTGCGGTCAAAGCTATTCCTGCCGGTTCCGGTGGTTCCTCTGGTACTGGTGGGCTTTCCAAGTCCGATACCACTCAGGCCGTTTCTGACGCTCTTAATGCTTCCCCTGCCGGCTCCGGTACGGGTAACCCTGCCAACGGTGAGTATGATAAGGAAGTGGTCGGGCCTGATAAGAAAAGTATCGGATCTCGGATAACGTCCTTTATCGGTTCCTCCCCGATCGGGACGCTTGTGCGTGGTGTCACTCTTACCGCTTCCGGTACTCCGACGCTCGCCTTTCGTGCATTTAGTCGTGATTGTACAATGGACTTTGCCAAGTGGGAAACGCTCTTGCGCGGTATCGGTACTGCCATGCTTGCTATTACTAACTGCTATTCAATTTTCCTGATTTTTCGCCGTGAGGACTAGATAAATGCCTGCTTTGCTCTCTGCCATTGGTTGGATGGTTGCCAAGATTTTTGGTGATAATGTTCTTAGGTTTGTTGCCGGTAAAGCCATGCTTACCGCCCTGTTTATGGTCGTTCTGCCTATCGTGCTTAATAACTTAATCTATGACATCATGGATTTGTCCATGTCTCTTGTAGACGGCAAGACGGATGCCTCAACCATGAATGGGTTTCATGGTGCCATGTCCTTTGACGGTCTTGCCGGTTGGATTCTCGGTTGTTTTCAGGTTTCTCAGTGTATCGCCGTTATTGTCTCGGCCATTATTCTGAAAGTCACCCTTAAGATGATTCCCTTTGTGAGGCTTTAGCATGATTCGTATTGTTCAGGGTAACCCAGGTAGCGGTAAGAGTTATTATGCGGTCAACTATCTCTCAAAGTTCTGTAAATACGATGCCTTATACAAAGATCATCTTTTGAACGAAAGTACGCTTGTCATTTCCAACTTGGAAGGGCTTAAGATCAAGCATATTGATCTTGAGGCCGAACTGCTCAAGATGCCTTTGGAAGAGTTCTTCACGATTGAGAATTTCGAGAAGCTGATTAAGTGGTGGAAGTGCAAGCATATCGTGCTTATTGTCGATGAGGCTCAAAAGTTCTTTGATTCCAAGTTCTATGATAAGGGCGTTTTTTACTTCTTCCAGTATCACCGGCATATCGGTATCGATATTTTCCTAGTGACGCAATCCGCTTCCACGGTGTCCCGTCAACTGCTGCCGCTCTGCGAGTTTATTATCGAAGCTGCGCCTCGGTCTAAGGGTTTGATGGGTACATTTCGGTATAAGTTCAAGGATGTTAAGGGCAATTTCATGTATAGTCAGGTCGTGAAGAAAAAAGATGACGTTTTCGCCATGTATAAAAGTTTTTCCTCCGATGAGGCCGAAAAGCCGAAAAATGTTATTACTCACTGGGCCATTGTCGCCGTGGTCATGATGGTCGTGGTGGTCTTCGGGTTCAAGGCTGCGGTTGCCGGTTTCACTAGCAAGGGCCATAAACCTCCTGCTGCGTCCGGTTCCCCTTCTCTCGCTGCCGTTCCTCGTCCTATTCCTGCTGCTGCTCCTTCTGCGGTTCCTGCGGCTCTTCCTGCTCCGGTTTTCGCTCCGGTTCCTGCTTCCCCTCCTATCAGGTCTCGCCGGTCTGCTTCTTCCGGTATTCCTCCGCTTCCTCGTCCAGTTCGTCCTGCTTCTGTTGCTGCTCCTTCTGAGTCCTCCGATTATTCCACGATCTGGCGCCGGTATCCTGTTGAGGGTACTGTCGAGGTCAACGGCCAAAAGTGGTATCAAATCAAGGGGCAAATGCGCGAGGCTTCTCGGTGCCGTGATTATGACGGTGATTCCAATTCTGTCGAGTTCTTTGGTCGTGCTCTTTCTGTTTCTGTCGCTTCCTCTGCGTCCCTTTCTGCTATTCCTTCCAAGGTAGCGCCGGTTCCGGTCACTGGCTCATGAACGCCAAAGGGACCCCTTTAGGGGAAAGGGCGTGGTTGAGCCGGTGGCGCTTACCGGTAATGAGCCGCCCGAGTCGGGCGGTGATAAGGCGCGTCTCCCCTTTTTTTTTGCCGGTCGTAGGTGGTGCGGTGCGCCTCCGAAGACCGGCATAATGTTCCTTCTCATAACGGGCGTTATGTTAATCTGCTCCCCGATCTGGCTCCACTCCTTTGCTCCTGCTCGTTCGTTCAACGGGAAAACTTTGGTACTGGGAAGCTGACAAGCCACATCTTTTACTGATACAGTTGAGCTGTCACTTCCCCTGTCAAGTTCCCCCTCCCCTCCCTAACTTCATTCTTTCAAAACCGTCTTTGACTCTCTTCGCGCATAGCGGTTAGCTCTCGGCTCAACGCTCCTTTGGGGAAGGTTTGGGAGCTTTAAACCCCCATCGTATAACATGGGGGTAATTCCCTCCATAGGGCTAGAAATGTCGGCGTCTCCTTCTGCCTGTTCGCCTCTCCCGTTTTTGACTCTCAGGTGTAGACCAGGGCGATCAGCCCTAGTCGAAACGGTCTTAGGTTGATTTTATGCAGTAGGCCGCAAACCAGATTATTATTAGCACTCTTATGGTATTTCTCATTATTCTGATAGTTGGATTGGTTCCGTCTGCCAGTGATAGGCTTAAGTATATTAACGCGCATATACCTGTGTATTTCAAAACTGTTCCGATGTTGTAAATTAGTATTCTGTGTTCATATAGCTTTTCCATCATGCCATTCCGCTGTTATGGTTGTTTGGTTTTCGTCTTCTTTCCTCACCTTTGTAGTTGTTGGTTCCTTTTCTTACTCCTGTTCGGCCTAAAACGGTGTCAGTTGATACGTGGAAAGCATCGGCAAATTTTAGGAGTGTTGACGCTTTTACGTCTGCTCCTTTCATGTATGTGCTTATCAGTCCCTGACCTATCCCTACCTTTTCAGCTATTGCCTCTTGCGTCCATCCTTCGGCTTTTAAGTTCTGTAAGAATAATCTAATCAT